AAAAAAGGCTGATATGGTTTTTACTGACCCGCCGTATGGCGTGGACTATGAGGGTAAAACTAAAGAGAAGCTAAAAATACAAAACGATAAGACTACAAATGTCTGGGCTGATGTATTGCCGAACTTTATAGCCAACACTAAAGCAGGTGCGACGTTCTATGTCTGTTGCCCGGCGGGCAACAACTTCAAGGACTTCTTTTTGCCTTTCGAGGAATACTGCCACCTATCAGCAACTATTATCTGGGCTAAGAATAGCTTAGTTATGGGCCACGGAGATTACCACTACAAGCACGAACCGATATTATATGGCTGGAATAAAGAGGGAAGCCACAAGTTTTATGGTGATAGAAGCCAAACAACTGTCTGGGATATAGACAGACCAACCGCCTCAAGAGAACACCCGACAATGAAACCATTAGCCTTAATAGCCAAAGCTCTTAATAATAGTTCTAAGTCGGGGGATATTACATTAGACCTATTCGGTGGCTCTGGTTCTACTCTAATAGCTTGCGAACAACTAGACCGCACCTGTTTTATGGCAGAAATTGATCCAAAATATATCGATGTATGCAGGCGTAGGTATCATAAGTTTGTAACTGGTTCAGAAGAGGGCTGGGAGTTATCCACTCCGGCTATTGACACCACAAACGGCTAGTGCTAGTATAAGAGCATGAATAAGGACAGCGACAATGAGCAAGCACAAGACCTGCCCCGAATGTAATGGCACCGGCTTAGATGAGGTCGATCCGCAAATGCTCTGCTGGAATTGTTTGGGCGAAGGGGTCGTTGAACTCGCTGAGAGTACCAAGGAGCCACAAGATGTCCGCTAATAACTTCCTAAGCGTCGAACAAAAAGGTAATAAATGGCAGGTTTGGCTGCGTGATGACGATACCCATGCTGGCTCTCTAAGAAAAACCTTTAAGAGTAAGCTAGAGGCCATAGAATACGCCCAAGAAATACAGGATACAGAGCTTATCGAATACGGTATAAATATTAGTAATGCAAAGGAGCAAGAATGACTAAGCAACTAACCGCCCCCACTGAAAAGATAGTAACTTTTACCTTGGTGTGGAGCGACCAGCGGTATTGCGTGCGTTGTCAGCAACCACTAGCCTATACCTACCATAGATGGGGCAAAAAGCGACAAGGATACTGCGCTAATCCCAAATGTGCGAACTATGCCTTAGTGGCGGCAATGGCTTTGAAGGACAAGGCATGACCCAGAAACCTACAGATTTACGCCGAATACTAGAAAAAGCTCTAGTAACCGCATTTAAGCTTGGAATGCTAGATGCTATGGGTGGCAAAGCTAAGCCTAACCCGATACCAGCACTAAAAGAGCAAGGAGAAGCCGCCCACACCAAGATAGTAGAGCTGGTTATGGGATTACTACCAATAAAACAGCCAAGTAACATAAATGATTATTCGGCTAAAGAGGCTTGGAACGCAGTTAACGATAAACTAAGACAACATATAAAGGAGTTATAGATGTGGAAATGTTGGATATTTGGACATAAATACTGGCAACCAGGTTTTGATTTAACTGGGTATTGCTTTAGGTGTGGTAAACGTCATGACTAGCTCTAAATCATTAAGGGGTCAGAATGGCTAAGATAATTCTTGATTTATGTGGTGGGACTGGCGTGGCCGAGGAGTAAAGCTCCAACCCTCACCCCTCCAAAAGAGAAGCAATCAAGGAAAGTGCTATAATTGAGCCATCAACTAGAGAGGACACTCGATGGCCCAACGAAACTCTAAAGGTCAATTCACTTCTGGTAATACAGAAAGCCGTAAATACGATACTCCCGCTAAACGCAAGGCTCTACATAAAGCTTATATCGCCCATTGCGAGGCTGGCTACTCTGATGATTTGTTTGAAGAGTGTGCAGTTAAAACACTGAAATCCTATTGGAGAGATTATCCGTCCGATTTTCCTTCCGATCAAAGACACAGAGCCAGAGCCAAGCGTGGAAAGCTGATTTATGATGTTGGCTGGCGCGGAACAATGGGCATTCCGATAACTTATACAAACAATCAGGGCCAAATAGTAAAAGCCGATCGTCCGTTTAACCCTAAAAGCTGGCAATTTATAGCCATGAATATATTAAAATGGACTATACGCGGTGATGTCACCAGCAAAGGAAAGGAAGTTAAAGGTGAAACCCGTGTAATTTACTTGCCGAAGGAACTGCCCGATAATTATGACGAAATAATAAAACCGTCTGATGCTAGAACTAAAAGCCCGACCATCTGATGTTAGGATCAACGATTGGATTGCTAACAGGGGTCCCCAGGAGTTTGCCTTAGCTCAACCTAAGAGTGTTTTTGAAATACTTTATGGCGGTAGTCGCGGTGGTGGCAAAACTGAGGCCGGCCTAGTCTGGATAGGCAAAGATGTAGATCATCCACTTTTTCGGGGCTTAGTTATTAGAAAAAATGCCGAGGATTTAACCGACTGGGTTGACCGGGCCGTTAGAATGTATGCTTCTGAAGGGGCAACGGCGGCTTATCGGCCGGCCGAGATCAGGTTCCCTAGCGGTGCTTTGATCCGCACCGGGCATTTAAAAGACCGTCAAAGCTATGGCAAGTATATCGGCCAAGAGTTTCAACGTATTTTAGTCGAGGAGTTAACGCTTTTACCTAACGAACTGGCTTACACGCAGCTCATCGGTTCAGCGCGCTCAACCGTACCAGGTCTTAGGCCACAAGTGTTCTGTACGACTAACCCAGGAAATATCGGGCATGGCTGGGTCAAAAAACGCTTCGTAACCGCCGGTAAACGTGGCTGGCCGTTTCTTAACCCCAAAACCGGCCGTAAGGCTATCTATATCCCAGCCAAGATCGAGGACAACCCTAAACTAATTGAGGCCGATCCTGATTACGTCAAATTACTGGAAGGACTGAAAGAAACCGACGAGCAGCTTTGGAAAGCTTGGCGGCACGGCAATTGGGATGTGTTTGTCGGGCAGGCATTCATTGAGTGGGATTACAGTATCCACACATACCAAGGTGGCGTACCTTATCCAATCGAACTATGTACCCGCATTATGACTTTCGACTGGGGATATAAAGCGCCCGGCGTAATGCTTTGGCTGGCAATAACTCCTGAAAATGCTTATGGCGTACGTCATGTTTATTGTTACCGGGAACTGCACCAGACCGGCAAAGAGCCGGAGGAATGGGCGGTCCAGCTGGCTAAAATAAACGCCATCGATCCAGTCCAATATATGGCTTTGCCGCACGACTGTTTTGCACAGGTGCAGGGGAAACAAACAATAGCCAATACTTTTTTCACCATTACCCAAATTCCAATTAGGCGAATGCCAACAACAGCGCAAAACGCTCGGATTAATCGGGCGGCTCTTTTGCACCAGTACTTATCGGAGTCCAAAGACGGCCACCCTTATTTACAAGTTCATCGCAGTTGCAAAAATACTATCGAAACAATCCCTGAGCTGGTCCATGACGAGAATAATATAGAGGATATAGATACGCGTGGAGCTGATCACTGTTATGACTCCCTGACCGGCGGTTTGCTGACTATGTATATGAGTTCAGGCCAAAGTGGAACCGTCCAGCCGGGCGGAGCCAGAAAAGTCGATACCCAGCATTGGCAAAAAAGCAAAGCTGGGGAGATTATCGCTCCGAACTTTGCCGAGGAGTTTGACAAGCCCAAAAAACGCAACTGGGAGAACAGGTGATACAATGAAACCAAGATGCAAAAGCCAAAGTTTCTGACCAAAGAAAGACCAGTTGCCACTATTGTTCGCTCAAATAGCTATGATGATTACTTAAAAGACACACACTGCCCAGGCTGCGGCAAGATACTGTTCCAAAGCTATTCAGGAACTCATATGATCATACCAGGCGACCCCGACACTAAAGCTGACCCGAAACTTATCAATGACTCAACGATCGTTCTTGAATGTCGGAGCTTTATAACGCTCTACAAAGACGGTGAGCGCATAAATACCCGTTGCGGAATGCGGTTTTTCATAACGTAATAAGGTGTTAAACTAAACCTAAGATGGAACCATACTTTTTGAACGAACCAATCGAGAATAAAGAAGGGGTTAGTGATGAGACCAGCCCGCTAACGCTGGATATTGAGGATAGGTTGCTGATCGAAACAATCGACCAGCGCATGAAGAACACCGAAAAATACAACAAAGAAACCTTGAAACTAGATGAACGCCAAAAAGCAAACGAGAAATTTTGGGTTGGCGATCAGATAAAAGAAGGCGACCTAGCTGAATATCTAGAGCCATACAAAGACAACTTAATCTGGCAAGACAGCGAGAAGCGCATCGAGATAGCTTCGGGCCGGATGCCCGATATTATTCTAACCCCAGCCGGTGAGAGCGAAGCCAAACGCGAACGTACCAAGCTGATTGAGAAACAGCTAAAAATAGAGTTCGGCTCCAGTAAAATGAAACGCCTTATAAAAGACGGACTCAGACAGCACGGCATTTATTTCTTGAGCGCCATCAAATGCCGCTGGGATCCGAACAAAAGTGAGAATGGCGACTATGTTTTCGAACTGGTCAGGCCATCACGTTTCGGAGTCGACCACACCGGTACGATCAGCCATGACGGCTTTACAATTGATAATATAGATATGGTTTGGGAGCTAATCGAAGAGCCTTTGGCGGTTACTCTGGCTAAATTCCCCCAAAAAGCCCAAGAGCTTAAGGATAAACTGAAAGCCGGGACTGACCCCAAACGATTAATCAGCAAGTTCAAATACTACGAAATCCACTTTACTTGGTATACCAATGATGGCCAGCCGATGGAATGTACTACTTGGAAATACCTGGACCTTCTATTGGACAAACAGAAAACGGCTAATTATGACTACGAGGGTTACACCAAGCGGGTCTGGGAGGATGAGCCTGATGTCAACCTACCTGATAAGCAGGTAAAAAGTAAAATCGGCAAGTTCTATCGCAACCACTTTGAAAAACCGCGCAAGCCGTATATCCTATTCAGCCATCAGAACCTAGGCAAATCTCCTTATGACGACACCTCCCCAATTGAGCAGTCCATCCCGCTTCAGAAGAGCGTCAATAAACGTGGCCGGCAAATTACCGATATCGCCGACCGCATGCGACCGCGCTTTGCTTTCAATGGGACTTTTACTAAGAAGCAGGTCGAAGCCATTAGCAACGATCCAGAAGACCACATTTATATTAGTAGTTCAGAACCAATCGGTAATATCGTAACCAGCTTCCAGAGCTTAGGCCCCAGTCCGATGCTCTATAATGACCTAGTGGCTAACAGGGGTCAGATTGACAGCAAGTTCAGTACTCACGGCACTTTGCGCGGTGAAATCGGCGGCCAGTCTAACGAGTCTGGTATTTCTAAACAGATTACCCGCGAGGGGGACTTAGTCAGCAGTGATGACATAGTAGATATTGTCATTGAGCGCGTGGTCTTTGAAATGGCCAGCTGGGTCATCCAAATGGAGAAACTTTACTATGAGAAACCTCATCATATCCGCGACATCGGACCGGATGGCGAAATGGTCCATGCTGAGCTATCACGCGACTTGATTGACGATGGTATTGCCGTTAATGTCAAATCCAGCTCAGTCGATAAAGTAACCCGGCGCAATGATGCTTTCAACCTCGCCAAAGTTAAAGGCATTGACCCACTGACGTTAGCTGAAGATATGGACTACCCGAACCCCAAGGAGCGTACCCGAAGGCTGATGTACTTCTTAATGGGCCAGCAAGACCAGTGGGCGCGCTATATGCACGAAACCGGCTTGCTTGAAGAAGGTAACGCTCCTAGCGCCCCCGGCCAACTACCAGCAGGCCCAGAGCAACCCGGCCAGCCGCAACTTATGGATGCCCAGCAAGCACAGCAGGACTTAGAAGCATTAATTAATGGCCAAGACGTGCAGCCAGTCGGTATTCCGGGACCTGACTATGTACAGGTATTCGCACAACTCATTAACTCAGGGGATGAATTTGCAAATCTGCCAGCTGGGGTGCAAAATAAGATTCAAGCATACCTGCAACAGCTTCAGGAAATGGTCAATCAGCAGGCTGCGCAACTAGGAGGTCAGTAATGCCACTGACAAGAAAGGGCGCAAAAATAATGCGCAATATGCGTAAGACTTACGGCAAAAAGGCTGAACAAGTATTCTATGCGTCAAAGAATGCCGGTAAAATTACTAACGTAGAAAAAGCGAAGCACAAAGCTATAGCCGAACGGGCGAGGAGTTATTAATGAAAGAGATGAACCAACCCCAAGAGATGCCAACAATGCTGGACTTGAAGGAGAGCCAGTTGCCGCAAATCAGGAGCTGGAAAGTCGGTGGCAAATACCGCATTATCGTTGATGTCGAGCAGGTCAGCCTGCATAAAGGTATGGGCATGAATGACGACAAAGGCCAGATTCGTGCCAGCTTCAAAGTAATAAGTGCTAAGAGCGCTGGCGAGTCGAAATCATCTGAACCAGAAAAGCCAGTGTCGCGTGAGGCGAAAATAGCTCACATGGACGAAAAAGCCAAAACGGCTTGATGTAAGAAGCTGTGTTATACTTAATCTAACAACTTAAGAGAGGAATCAATAGAATGCCCCCAATTACACCAGCAGGAACTTCACCTGCCAATCCAACACCACAACCAGCCGCACCAGTAACCGACCCGAATCAAGCGCCACCTTTTTCATTAGGCACGCCTAGTGAAATACCACAGGCACCAGCACCTCCAGCACCAGCCGAGGAAGTACCGGCTTGGGCCCAGAAATTTGTTACTGATGTTACCGAAAAGATTACTGGACTAGAAGCCGCTATTAGCGAAGAGCTTGCAACTCCAGCACCAGGCGCTCCTATTGGCGCCCCTGCCGGAACACAGAGCGAACTGGCCAAACGAAATCCCCAAAGCTGGGAAGACGTGGATAATTATGTAGGCGAAGCAATCCAAAAAGGTGTTGAAGAGGGTATTAAGGGTTTTACTGAAAATATCCAAGCAGAGAATAAAAGAGCGCAGGAGGATAATGCCAGAGTCAATGCTGATCTAGACGCTCAAGTTGATGCCCTACAAGCAGCTGGTATGGTGCCAGCGATCCAAAATCCTAACGATCGCAATGATCCTGGACGCATTTATAGACGCGAGCTTTACGGTGCCGCCGCCAAACTAGGCACGACTGACTTAAAAGCTGTCGCCGAACTAACTCTTGCTCCCTTGCATGCCAAGGGTCAAATGTATGATCCCATCAGCAATTCAATAATCGACTACAATCCGAATATTCCAGGTGCCAATGCTCCGATAGGCTCAAGTTCGGCTACAACTGGAATAAGTGCAAATGCCCCGAATTACGCTGAGATCCACAAGGCCCGGAGCATGGACGAGTTACGCGAACGTGCCGGCATGTAGTTAGTGTAGTAAATATTACATATTGCATTTATAGTATTGTGTGATTATTATTAAGCCATAGAGGAGCTATAAGCGCCCAGGTCATCTAACCTAATTGGAGCTTATAGCACATGACATTCGGAACTCGCGTAACGGCACTCACTCAGAACTGGTTACTTCCTAAAGTTGTCGACAATATACTAAACGGTAATGTGCTTGCATTCCGACTTATGGGGAACGCCCAGCGTGGCAAGGGCACCAGTATTGACCGAGCCATTAAATATACTACTTCTGGTGCAGCTACCAGCTTCTCAGGCTTTGACACTTTCACGGCCTCACCGCTAAACACTAAAGTCACTCTTTCTTATGATATGCGCGGCGTGCGAATTCCTATTGGCCTGTCTGGTATGGAAGTCGTCGCTAACAAAGTTTCCGAAACCCAGATTACTGATCTAGTCCAAAATAGTATTGACGAGTCCCAGCAGGAACTACTGGATACTGTCGGCACCATGCTTTATGGCACTGGTACTGGCAACTCAAATAAGGACTTTATCGGCCTTGGTGGGATTGTTGACGACGGTACTGATGTATCAACTATCGGCGGATTATCGCGTACCACTTACTCAGTATTAAATGCTACTCGTACCGCATCAGGTGGAACCTTGACCTTGGCTAAACTAGCTACCTTATATAGTGCCGTTTCCGGCGGCGGTCCTAACAGCAATCCGACATTGATTGTTTCTAACGAAACAGTCGATGACTTTTATGAAACGCTGCTAACTCCAACCGTCCGTGAAACCTACTCGATGCTCGGCCAGCCTACATTGGGTCTTACAGGCGGTCCGCAACGGGGTGAGGGACTGAAAGGTACTGCTGGCTTCGTCGGTAAGACTTACAAGGGTATCTTCTGGGGCCGCGACGAGAAATCTACAGCTCAGAACATTTGGATGCTTAATGAGAACCAGATGAAAGTTTACGGCTGGGATGCCAGCGGAGTCTTTGGCTACAGTAAGATCAGCCTAGGTACTTCTACTACCGAAGGTGTCTACGGTGACACTCCAGGCATGAGCGACTACTCAGGCTTTAACTGGTCTGGCTTCCGCGCACCGACTGACCAATTCGCCGGTATTGCCGATGTTATTCAACTGGCTAACTTAACTAGCTGGGCCCCTCGCCGACAAGGCCGTCTAACTGGGGTAACAGGAGCTTAATATGAGTGTAAATGTTATAGACTTTAATCCTTACGAAACCAACACCGTACCCGCCCATCAAAAAGGCGCGCTGTACGTTGACCCTTATGGTGATTGCTGGCGCTATGCCTATGTTGGCGCAGTTGCCATTACCGCCGGCAAGCTCCAGGTTTGCCCAGCTCCTAAGACCAACCACCACAATATAGCTGCTGCCGCAGCCGCTGCCGTTGGGGACGTAAAAGTCACCGTTGATTTAGGTGCTACCCTAGCCGCTGTCGGTGAGTATAATGAAGGCTTCCTGGTCGCTAATGATGTCGCACCAGAAGGTGTAGCCTATCGAATCACTAGCCACCCAGCCGCTGCTTCCGACGCTAACCTGGAAGTAACTCTAGCCCGACCACTTATAGAAGCTGTCACTACAACCAGTGAATTCGAACTGTTGCACAACAACTGGAATGGTGTCGTCGAAGCCGCTGTCGAAGAGCGCGCCCCTGCCGGTGTCCCATTAGTAGACGCTGCCATTAATGCCTATGTCTGGTTAAAGACTCGCGGCGTAGCCTCAGTTTTGGCCGGAGATACCCTGAGCCTCGGCGCACAGGTCGTACAGCATACTTCAACCGCTGGTGGAGTAGATGACATCGACACCACGTTCAGTACAGGTATGACATATTACGTTGTCGGTAAGGCTAAGGTCGCAGGCGTATCAGGCGAATTTCCAGCCGTAGAATTAAGCATTGACTAAGGAGGATCGCATGGCTAAAGCTAAAGAATCAGCACCAGCCGAAGCGGTAGACGAGACAGTATTGCCGGTTACCTCTAATTCCAAGAAAGTGAAGGCTGAAACAGTCACGCTCTCCGCAGCAGCCGTTAGTCACTATGGATTAGGTTCTGATGAAGCCACTCTCGTCGAAAAAGGCGAGGTTGAATCAGTAGTTAAGGTTGACGGCGAATCATACGTCGTCGGCAACGAGGAAGTATCATAAGTAAATAAATTTTCTCGCCTTTGACCGGACTTGATCCGAGAGGGAGAAGTAAAAGGAGAAATCATGAGTAAAGCACGCGACTACATTCCAGCACTAAGATACGGGCATAAGATTATGCCTGAGGATCTCGCTGGTGTCCTTGGCTTGCCGTATGTAGGAAAAGTTATCTATGTCGATCCATCAGGTGGTAACGATACCGCCAATTCAGGCAATAGTTTCAATGACGCTTATAAGACAGTAGCCACGGCCTATGCGGCGGCTACTAGTGGCCAGCACGATGTTGTTTTGATTGCGCCGTCAGGTGGTACAGGGCGTACGGCTGAAACCACCGCTATCACTTGGGGTAAAAGATTTACACATCTTATCGGTGCCGCCGCCCCGACATTCCAAGATGCCAGAGCTGGTATGAACTTCAGCGGTACTACTGGTACGGCTTCCGGCTCACTCACAGTTAGTGAAAATGGCTGTATCTTTAGGAATCTAACTTTAACGACTACCGACGATAACAACTCGTTCGTTACCGTAAGTGGTGACTACAATGCCTTTATAGGCTGTGACTTCAAGGGCGCTTTGAACGGTACTACTGGTGACGATACTGCCGCCAGAGCATTAGTGCTTAGCGGTGGACAAGAAAACACCTTCGCGGGTTGTACTTTCGGCGCTGACACCTTTGACCGCTCTGCCGCTAACTACACGGTTGAATTTGCCGCGGCCGCTTCACGCAACGTATTCGATGACTGCCAGTTCATTATGTCAAGTGATGCTACAACCCCAAGACACATTTACTTCTCTGGAGCCAACTCAATAGACCGCTGGGTAAGGTTTAATAACTGCCTGTGGTACAACTTCACTACAAACGATACGGCTCAGATTACCGCGGCAATGAACCTAGCAACTCAAACGGCTACCGGCCATGTCCTGTTGACAGGACATCAACTGCTTGTCGGGATTGATAACTGGGAGTCGACAGCTTCAGGTAGGTTATGGATCACGCAACATACTGCCACCGCGAACGCAGTTGGCCAAGCTATCAACCCGACAGTAGACTAAAATGTACACCCATAAGTTCGAGATTAAAGCAGGCGAACTCACCTGCAGGGGAACTATTACTGCTACCAATAATGGCATGGGCTACTACGAGTATGATGAAGACTCCGCGAGACCTAATAGTGAACTAGATAACACTTTGTCTGAGATAATTAGTAAAGTCGGCGAATATTTGAAAGCCAATGGTTCTTTAGAAAAGTTTGAGATTAAGGTAAAAGAGTAGGATAATAAACTTATGAGCAATTTTGACGCTGTTATGGATCGAGATGGTAACCGGCAAGTTTTAACCGGTGATTTTCCTTTTAGAACAAAGAGAACTGTCACTTTCGCCGGCGCGACTACTAACGCTTGGGGTGATGATGGCGGGACTCTTGACGGCGGAGTAGTTTATACGGTTACTGGCCTTGTTTTTGTGAAACTTATATCACGTTGTACAACTCTTTTAGATTCAGACGGTGCAGCGACTTTATCTGTGGGCATTACGGGCGATACGGCAATCTTTCTACCTGTAGAAACCGCCACTCAGATAGATGCGGATCAAATCTGGTTAAATGATGCCGCCAATGCCACCTATGCCATCATAGGTGAAGAGGAAGCTGCTATCGATAACCTACCTATATACGCCTTGAACGGAAATGATATTATCTTAACGATTGCCGGGGGAGCCAACGTAACGTCTGGAGTACTTGAATTTTTCACGTTATGGAAACCGATCTCAGATGATGCGAGTATCGTAGCCACCACTACTTAGTCCGTCAGGTGTTATAATTAACTCATGAATAGCCAGTTAAAGGCCCTGAATGAAGCTGTAGCCACCCTCCAGTCGATATTAACCACTTTGGCAGACAAACATGCCACTACTACACGGTTGTTGGCAGACAAACATGCCACTACACGGCTAGAAGAGGGCCGTTTGGCCTCAAGAGTCGCAGAATCGCTGAAGAAAAATGACGAATTAATGAAAGCTAATGAAACCATCCTAGAGAATATCAATAAAGCCAAAAAACAGTTTGAGACTTGGCGGATCGAACAGCTAAAAATCGTAGAAACTGATAGAAACCAGCTTAAAAAGGCTCAAGACCGGCTAGAACAGGATAAAAACCAGCTTTTACGTCAAACTCAGGCACATGATAAGACAGTAAGCGAACAATCAAGAACTATCGATGCTAGAATCTCAGTTGTTGAAGCCAAAGAAATACAAGTCGTTCGAGATATTGAAGCGCTGGAAAATCGAGAAAAGACTCTCAAGGACGACCGGGCTAAAATCAGCAAGGCTAATCTGAGTATCATAGATTATGAAAGTAGATTAAAGAGTCGCGAAAGAGCTTTAGTTGATGCCGAAGCCGATATCGCCACTAAGCAAAAAACTATAGAGACCAAACTGCAAACAATCAAAGACTCTGAGCAGCATCTTAGTAGCCAAGTCAAAAAAGCTATCCTAGATCAAACCGCTGTTACCGCCAAGAGCGAAGAAGCCAATCGACAGATAGCTAGAGCCAAGAATAACTTGGCTTGGGCTCATAAAATGCACGAAGAACTGAAGATAAAAGAGATTCAATTAAAAGATAAAACAGCTATAATGGCATCTAGAGAGGTATAATATGGCCAGATCAGCAAGAGACGAAAATCGAGTACCAGGGTTACTTGCCACCACAATGGAATCACCCAATGATGATCCGGTTATAATTTGGGCAGATCCTGTTACTCATAGATTGTTGGCCACTACCACTATATCTGGTACGGTAGCGGCTACCCAATCCGGAGCTTGGACAGTCCAACCAGGTAATACGGCTAATACAACTGCCTGGAAAGTTGATGGCAGCGCCGTAACCCAACCAGTCTCAGGAACTATTACAGCTACTTCTGCTGGGGATGTAGCCCACGATGCGGCAGACTCTGGTAATCCGGTAAAAATAGGTGGTAAAGCCCACACAGCCTCGCCTGTAGCCGTAGCGGCCTCTGATAGGGTAGATGGACAGTTTGACATTTATGGTAAACAGATAGTTCGTGAAGCCTTAAGAGAAGATTTGGGCTGGCAACAAACCCAGATTTCTTCTTCAACTTCTGAAACTACCATAGTAACGGCTGACGCTACTTATAAACTAGATATTTATTTATTATCAGTAACTAATACTTCAGCAACTGGTACGAAAGTAACACTAAAAGCCTCTACGGCTGGTACAACTCGGTGGGTTGGCTGGGTTCCAGCTTATGAGATTCGAGGTTTTGCTGTCAGCCCATCAGGAGCAGTTAAACAGAACGCCGCTAATAATAACTGGACTTTAACCTGTACTACTTCAGTAGCGGCGATTGAAGTGACCGTAGCTTGGGCAAGGAGTCTTTGATGGAATATAATATAATCGACAAAAAAGTAACTCGGTCGGGATTAAGCGTAACTGTGGAGTTTTTGTCTAAAGAACTTTCTTATGATAAAACTTTTGCTACTTATAATCCCGAAGCCGAATGGATAGAAAATGAGATAAAAGCTGAACTTGAGAATATGAAAACTATTCAAAAATACGCCGATACTGTGATTGTTGTGGCTTCAGCTAAGCCAGCAGTTCCCATAGAGATAGCCGAAGAACCACTGATAGGAGTCTAGTATGGCTAGTCGCTTCTGGTTAAAAAGGAGAAGGGCCGGTATAATTTCTACCCATGAGTTGATTGCGAACGGTGGAATAGCAACCCTTACAGTAGCCTTTGCAAAGTTGCTTCATTCTATGACAGCGGCTACACTCTCTTGGAGTAAATTTATGTCGACCACCCTTCCATCTACCTTTTGCCATCTTATCTCGAATATTGTCTTGGTTCGTGCCAAGAAAC